ACCTTACCAAAGGAATAATTAGAACCACCAGAGGTTACAGTAGCACTAACAATGCGACCGCCGTCCACAACGACACTGATCCTACCGCCCGTGCCATCTCCCTTGATCGGGATATTTTCGTATGTACCATTGTTGTAACCAGAACCAGATGATTGTATAACCACTGTGTCAATCTCACCGCCAACGGCATCAGATTGTACAGCAGTATCTTGTAACACAGGCATATAATCGCCTGAGAAGAATTTCAGTACCTGACCGACGGGAATAGTAAACATATACTTCCAGCGATAACCATCGGCGGTAGTAATAATAGAAGTACTAGTTCCAGTAGGTTCAACTGTTGAAGGCTTTCCGTTAGGGTCGGAAGGTGAGGTACCATTGTAAATACACTTATACGCTTGATATGAAGAGTTAACAACATAGAAATCTGCGTCATAAAGTTTAGTAGCACCAGAAGAAGCAGTCTTACTGGATGAATAATCGTGACGATACATATCGTACACATAACCCAAACCACCAGTAGTTTGTTCTGGGGGTATCCAGTCGATACGACGTATAACCTGAACAGCGTCATTCGCTAGAACACGCTTCATCGAGATCATATCATCATAACTATCAGAAAACTCCTGAAAAGAATCTACAGGAGTAGGTGGGTTATTCTCATTATCCCATTCTTGAGGTCTGCCTATAAAAACATACAGACGATCACGATTCGCACCAGCAGCTATATCGCTCTGGTTCTTATCGGGACCTTCAAGCGATTTGATGAATTTTTCTGCGGTAAAAATCCTAAATTGATCGGTAAGTAATGCCATTGGCTGCTTGTGCCTTCCTCTTATTTATACTGGGTTTAATCAGGCTCGTTTCTAACTGCTGAAGGATACTCAATTCTTAGAGTAGTTCCTATAGCACCAGTCCCTGCACCAGTGATTAATTCATTTGAATTCCATAAGGAATTGCCATTATTTTCTACAATTGACTTAACAGTCAATGTCTTAGTTGCTGAGTCCCAAGCTTCAACTGTTCCAGTTATACCTGTGATAGAACCTGTTACGGTTTCATCAACGTTATAATACTGAGCAGCACCTGGATCTAGACTACGGAAGATAAATTTAACTTTTGCATAATGTAGATCTCCATCACCAAGTGATCCAGCAACGGATACTGTGGGTGATAATGGAGGAGATGAACCATCAGTCATTTGGTCACCAACTGCAAACAGAGTCGTGTTAGTACCACCAAGGGTTTCTTCAATACCATAAAGTGATACTGCTATACCACCATCTAGATTTATCTCACCTTCAAAATCTGTACCTGTGTTTATGATGTCAGGTATACCATCTCCAGCACCATCCAGTTCAAGAATATCTTCGAATGCTTTATCTGGAATCTCATTAAGTGGTACTGTTAAAGTTACAATGTTGTTTCCAACTGAATCAACAATGTTATGTGGAGCAACACCAGTAGCAGATGCGGATGAAACACCACCACTAAAGTCAATCACCTGTGACTTAACTTGAGAAGAACCACCATCAATGAATGCTAATTCATCAACTTCGAATACAAGATACAATGAACGAGTTTCTGCAATCCAGTCATAAACACGAGCAATCTTATTGCTAGAGCTTTCAGTAGTTCTAGTAACTCTATCTCCTACATTAAAGTTGTATCCTGAGATACCACCTTGATCTGCAAGACCATCCAATACTACTTTCTGATCATATCTAAAGTTAAGGGCACGGTCACAACCAGTAAAGGATGTGAGTGTCTTTCCTGTATAACGAATAACCTCCCTACCGACTAGGATTTTACCTGAGCCTGGATAAGGAGCAGTTGTCTGTACATATACAGTCTGATCATTCTCATCAAGATCTTTAAGAAGACCTGTTATATCATAGAGTGTTGAGTTGAATGACTGTCTATTTCTAGACTCTTTTGTAAGGTCAGTGTTTCTAGTGAATAGAACTTGAGGATCTGAAGAGTAACCACCACCAGGATTAGTGATGTCTATACTAGTAATAGCACCCAGATCAACTGTTGCCTGTGCTTTACCACCAGATCCACCACCACCATTTAATAGAATAATAGGTGGAGTTTCATAGAACTCACCTTGATTAGATACGTCAATAGATTTAACGATACCAAATTCATCAACCTCAGTAACACCAGTGGCACCTTGACCTCCACCACCAGCGATAATAATATTAACATCACCTATCTCATAATTAGAACCAGCTTGTTCTAATGACAAACCAGTTACCAAACCTGTTACAGGACGTAGTTCAGCACCAGATCCACCACCACCCTTTATCTCAGCAGTAGTTTCATCAGAGAAGTACTCGTCTCCGTTAGATAATACTTGAATATATTGTATCGCACCAGCAGGTGCAACGATATTACCTTGAGAATCTAATTGATCTTCTTCCCATAATATTGCTTTTGCCTTAGCACCTACACCATTTCCTGCTGTAGTTATATCAATTCTAAAAGGATCATATCCTTCACCAGGATCAAGAACCTTGACAGCAGCAATCTGACCGTGTTCTATTATAGGTTCTAGAACAGCGTCACGAATTGGAGTACCGCAATTGGTTATCTTTAATTCAGGTGGATCAGAGCTGTTATAGCCAGCACCACCGTCCACCACATAAACGTCTCGAACACCAAAAATAGAGTTAAAGAGTGGTTCAATTTGCGCTCCTGATCCTGGGACTGTTCTGGTCATTTATCATTTTACGGTGATTGTGCCGTTCATAGCGGAGTGCGCTGTGCACTGATAATATAAGGTATTTGGTGCATCAAGTGGAACGGTTATAATTTGCATACCTGTGTTAGATCCAGAAACACCAGTTGTATACTCTGTACCAGATAGTCCAGAAGTAGACTGTAATCTTAATGGATGTGATCCACCTGCTTGATTGTGTAAATCGTATGTGAATCCTCTATGGAATACTAATGCTGCATTAGATACGTTAGTTCCTAATCCAGGTCCGTTCACTGTATATGCAGACGATCCTGATGAAGTGAACCTATAGAGCAATGTTGGAGATGGCTTATAGATGGTTGCATTATCGTGACCCTTGATAATAGATGCACCAGCAGGAGCATTACCGATCTGAGTCTGGAATCCACCACCAACTTCAGTGAAGTTAGTACCATCGTTAGCAATATCAAAGGTACCGTTAGTACCGATCTTCATTCTCTTAGTACCGATCTTGATCTCACCATCAGCAGGGAGTTCAAGGTTACCACTAGAGTCAATTTTCAATTTTCTGGTAGAACTACCAAATCTAATTTCTCCATCAGGAACCGTTAGGTTACCAGTTGAGTCCATTGCTAATTTGTGAGTAGTACCAAACTGAATCTCAGTATCTTGATCGAGAACTAGGTTATCATTACCATCAAACTTCAATTGCTTCTTAGAACCAGAAGCACCAAAACGTAATTCTGAACCTGTAACTTCTAGGACACCCGAACCATCAAAGAATAGTTTGTTACCACTACCAAAGTCTAAATCTTGTGCTCCAATATCAACCTTACCAGTCTCATCCTCACTTAACAGTCTATTCTTAGAAGTGATCTTAACTGGATTTGTTACAGACAATTCTTGAGATTGGTTAGCACCAGTAGCAGCTACTTGAATGTAACCACGTGCTGCACCTGCTTCAGCAGTGAATGAAGTAAAATCAACTTCTGCTTTGGCACCAGTTGAGTCTTCAATCTCTAGTTTGGTACCAGCCTTCATAGCATTGAAACGAAGTCTGAACTTCTCTTCTTGTGTAGAATCTTCAGATGCTAATTTAGAAGCAACGGTACGAGTAGCACCAGTGTCAATACTATTAACTGTATGAGGTTGCTGCTTCTTACGTTGCATCTCCTGTGTCACAGGATCAGTAGAGAGTGCAGTATCACCTAGCCAAAGAGAAGCGTTGACCAAGTAAGCATCCCTGAAACGCAATGTAGAAGAACCCAAATCAAATGCGTTATCAGTATTAGGTAGAAGATGAGTATCTATAACAACGTTACCTGATCCATTATTGGATAGATTGTTGATAGTTGAACCACCGCCACCACCACCTTGTAGATCGTCGCCTGGCTGCCAGCGAGCATTTGCAGTATTCCACTTAAGAACCTGTCCGTTAGTAACCCCGCTAACGTCCACGTCAGTAAGATTCGATGCTGCAAGTTGTCCCTCCGTAAACGTACTACCATTCCATTTAAGAACTTGGTTCGTTGAGGGTGAATTAACTGTTATTTGAAGGTTAGTGTTATCTCCAAGAGCCGCATATAACTCATCTACAACGTTGTTGAGTTTAATAGCACCATCTCGTAAGGTATCACCTGTTCCGTCATTGGCACTTACGCCAATATTGAGGTTCTGCTTAGCCATAGTAGGGGGGTTATTCTACAGTTTTATTTATGTAAGGTCGAATTCATAATTAGTTAGGTCAAAACGTACATTATTTCTAGTAAAGTCTGGATTCTGGTTGTCCCTATCAAATGGGACTGCCGTCATATCAAATCTACCAACAATACTATCCCATTTAAGAACGTTTGAAGTATCTGTTCCACCAGTACCACCAGTGACAGTTAGGATAACAAGATTGGATGCTAAAGGTGAGTTCTGTGCTTGCACAGGTGCACCAATAGGACCAGTAACGATACATCTGTATCGATAACCAGTCATATAAGCCAATGCTATTAATGAATATGATGCTGAGTTAGCACCAGTAATATTCGCCCAGGCAAAGCCTCCATCAGTAGAAACCTGCCATTGATATGCTTTAGTACCATCTTCAGGTTCAATTACAGCAATCAAACTAAAAGTTTGAGTACCACCATTAGCAATCGTGGCATTAGTTGGCTGGTTAGTAATAAGAATACTTGGTGCAGCAGGTGGATCTCCACCACCATCTCCACCACCAGGATCTTGTGCCTGACCAATACCTTGATTCGCTGGTATATTTAGTGTTTCTTTTGAAGAAAGACCAAATATAAATGGGAACTTAGGAGTTAAATAACGATTGGGTCTAACAGTAATTACACTAGAAGCACCCATTCCTGAGTGAGCAGTGCAATAATAATAGAGTGTTGATGGTGCATCAGATGCAACAGTTATCTCTGTCCAAGCACCAGCATTACCAGGAACGTTATTAGTTGTAACTCCAGTGGTGTATTCAGTTCCTCCACTATGAATTCCATCAGAATCAGCGGAGAATCTAAATGGATGTGTTAAATTAGTTGTATCGTGTTGAGTAAATCTATATGTGCTTCCCTTAATTAATTCTAAATTAGGTGTTTCCACACCATCAATGAAGAACTTACCATTTGATGTGGTGACATTGTATGTCTTACTCTCCGTTTCATCGTTCCAAATTGTTACAAAGTAAGCAAAAGTACCGTTTGGATACTCAGGAGTATGACAATAGCGACCATTATAAACATCTAAATGCCTCCCAGGTTTGTCAACGTTGTATTCATAGTCCTCCATCAACGCACCCTTGGGTGGATTTGCTGTTGTAGTACCATATGCAGGTCTATTTACAGCAATTGATGCATTCATTTGATACCCTGTCTCCATTATTACAACTGGAGATGTATTATCTTGAGGTAAATTGTATCCGTATGGACCATATACAGGATACCCATCAAATGATAAACCTAAAATCTTTGAGTGACCGTCAGGGTGACGCATATTGTCGCCAACGTACTGACTTAAACCATAGTAATCATTATAAGCACCCATCACCTGATTGGCTTTCCAGCAACTTATAAACTCACCATCGTGATAATGGTATTGATCATTCTCATTAGGATGACCTCCACAACTATCTTCACCGAAATTAACCATCCCAAAGTTAGCAGTCGCTACCCAATGGAACCCTACAGGAGGACTACCAAGATCTCCAGCAGAAGGATTGAAGAGTGCAACACCATTTGCTGCTATACCAACAATACCTAATGGATAACTTTGACTTGTTTGTGTATTATCTCCACCCCTATATGTAAAAGCGTGACTGAAAGTGTAAGTCGCTATTTCATTAGGGTTGTTTGCATTAGGAAATGTCCCACTAGTAACGGGATGAGGTAACCCATCACCCGTTACTGTGAGAATGTCATTACTTGGATTGTAACTACCGTTAGCTGCCATTAGTTATCATCGAATATTTGATCTGGGGTGAAGTTATCAACGGTGGTAGAACCGATGTTGATAGTCAGTATGGCAGATTGAGAGAGTGTTGGAGTTGCACCCGTAGATGTTAGTCCGACTCTAAATTCATCTCCACCGTCACCCTGGCTAGTAGCAGGTGTAGTGTAAGTAGGTGATGTAGCACCATCAATATTTATCCAAGAGTTAGTTCCGTAATCCTTCTTCTGCCACTGATAGTTAATCACTCCACCAGCAGGTGTAGTGGATGCTATTACAGTGAAGGAAGCAGTCTGACCTTGGTTAACGGTTGTGTTAACAGGCTGTGACTCGATAGTGATGAATGCTTCACCAACAGGAGTTGATTCGCCAGGAGGTACGTACTCAGGGTGGTAAATGTCAATTCCACCATTAACTCCTGCACCTGTAGGTCCTAAGAAGTCGTCTGCGACAGTAGTATTAACTCCCACAGATGGTTGTACATAACCTTGACCAGCGTTCTTAACGTCAATACGTGCGAGACCAACTAGTGCCTTGATCTTACCACCGAAACCAGAGGAGGAAATTACATCAACGTTTGGACGTGAAGTGAAACCATCACCAGAGTTGGTGAGGATTGCTTCAGTAATACGACCTCTTTCAATGTTTGCAAGTGCTTGTGCGTTACGTCCACGAACAGATCCAGTGTATTCGAAGGTAATTAGTGAGTTAGAAGACTCAATTAGAGCAACAGTTCTTTCAAATTCTTCACCTTCAATTGCTAGTTTGTCACCAGTTTCGATAGGTGGTACGACTGTAGCAGCGATAACGTCAACATCAGAACCAATGTAGGAGAATGCAACGAATGTTGAACCCGCACGAGGGACTTCAGAGAAGATTATACGTGAACCAACCAATTCAAAACCGATACCTGGTTCCTGAATAACACCATTTAACTGACAAACGATGTTGTTCTCAGGTCTAATCGTGTTGGACTGTACACCTTCAGTCAATGTTAGTGAGTAGAATACTCCACCCAACTTCAAGTTGAAGGAATTCCTCAAGGAGTCGAAGTCGAATGAGATGTCATCTAACTGTCTCAACTTACCTACGTAAACACCGTGGAATGTTGAGTTAATTGCAGGTGCTTCAGTGAACTGAATGTTATCAGAGAATGCAGTGAACGCTAATGCACCGCCTGGAGGCTGTAGGATTCCGTTCACAAAGATCATCATATGACCTGCGGGATCTGGGAAGTAAGCAGTACCGTTGTCTTTGGTTAACTTGAAGTTTGTAGTCTCACCATCAAATCCTCTAAAGTATCTTCTTACGCGACCACGTAGTGTCTTAGCAACGGAGCAAGCACCTCTAAATCCGTAGTCACCAATGATTTGTGCATTCTTAACAAAATCTCCAGCAGTATCACCTAAGTGAATGATCGCACGTAAACCAACCTGTTCAATCTTCTCGATTCTACCGTAAGCAGTTGTTGGAGTAATTACAACAGCAACAATTGCAGATGTGTATACACTTGGGAAGTTAGATCCAGGAGGGATCTTAGCAAGTTGATAAGCAACATCACCACCGATTACAGTTAGATCATCACCAATAGCACTAAATCTACCGACCTCATTTGCGAGGTAAACATACTTGTTAGTAGTATCGTGCTCAGTAACAACGAATGTGTGTCCAACACTCTGACCTGCGTTCTGAAGTTGTATAACATCACCAACCTTGAATGTATCATCTACACCAAAGTCAGTAATAATATCTGCATATTGGAACCTAGTGATCTCTGTTGAGTGTAAGTATTCACCAAATCCAGGTAGGACGTTGAATGCTTCAACCTCAATAATCTGATCTGTGACAGAACCGTAGATAACGTCATTAGCATTGAAGTTACCAGTAACAGTCTCAATATCAAATGTTACACGACCTGACTGGTTATCAAGTAGAGCACCATCATTATTTCGTACGATAAGTGCATTTGCTCTACCAGAATCTTCCTTGGAGTACAAGATATCAGTAGCAATGAACTCACCCATTCTAAAGTTAACCAACATTAGTTTGTGCGTAGAAGCACCAACAGTTGCAGTAGCACCAGATGTAGTGCCTTCGATAAGATCAGCAGGAGATAAAGTACCACCTGTGATAATAACCTTCATATAAGTTGCATTATCTGTTGCGAGAATGGTTCCCTTGTTAGCGGTAGCACCAGTCTTAACAACTTCCTCACCTTGTACAAAGATCTCTGGATCACTAGTAACAGTTATTGGTAAGTATGTTGTATTATAAAGAACTTCAGCGTGGTTATCCTGAACTCTGATTACTTCAGCATATGCTCCAGAGGTAGCACCAAAGAATATATCAGCAGGTTGTATACCACCAGCAATAGGTGTTGGTACATTACGCTCACCAAATGTTGATGTTGTACGTACAATACCTGTCTCATCATTTACAGAGAAACTATGAACTTGCCCTTGAGTACCTGGAGTTAGTGATTCAATCTTGTCTCCATCAATATACTCTGAAATCCATATTAGATTTTCAGTAGTATCAGGGTGGATATAGTAAATTGTCCTATCTAATTCATTAATAGCAGCACCTAGAACTGTGTAAGTAATACGATCATATGGTTCGAATATATGTCCTAATGGTGCATCAATAGAACCATCAGTATTAACATCTGTACCAACGTCTATACTATGCTTAAGGTATAATGTGGGTAGAGTAGAACGATTTAATGCAATATCAATTAAATGATATAGTTGATTAATCTTATGTACAGCAGTTGCTGTAGGACGATATTCTATATTCTCATATGGCACCTCTTGGTTATAAGCACCAGGATTAACACAATCCTGTTCGATTGTATTAACAATAAACTCTTTAGCAGCTTCAGCGTGGAAGATGATATATGTTCTGAATATATTCTGGAACGCTACGAAGTTACCCTCGGAATCAAACCAGCTATTAACTAATTCAAGAGTCTTGATGTTACCATCAGTAATTAAATCATATATGAATGCCTTACGGATATCTGCACCGAAGGACTCATCACCTGTATAACCTGTATAATTCTGTTTTGTCTTGAAGTATGCTTCACGATCAACATACTGATCATTAAACATCAGAAGTCTCGCTGCCTGACGATACATCTCAGGAGCACGACCTAATGTAGACTCAATCAATTCACCTAGAACACGAGCAGCAGATGTCACGTTGTAACAAATACCACCACCAGACTGCAATGCATTATTTGTTGCTGGAGCGTTCCTAGTGACAGATTGGTTGGTAAAGTAATTACCACTTCCTGCAGCCGCAGTCTTAATAACGTTAATTGGATAATCAAATAATTGAGTAACAGAAGATGCTGTTGCATTACACTGACCACTACCAGCCATATCATAAGTTATTGTTGTATCACGAATTGCA